TTCCGGACACATAGATGTTTTCCTGCTGCTTAACCGGGGCAACACCGGCTGTTGTATTGGTCGAGGTGGAAACGGTGGTCAGTCCCGCGCAAGTTCCGTTTGAAATTGCAATATTAAGGTTTGAAACATTTGCTGCCGGTGCTTTGGCGGTTAAGATTACATCCGCGCCTAAAACAGATACATCATACACTGCGGTAATATTCGTATTGTTTTCAATGGCTGTTTTTATCTTGTCCGCCACAATACTCGCCGTATCCGATGAGGCCACCGGTACCGAGAGAGTGATTGGAGAACCTGTAATACTGCTTGATGTTATGACTACGGCGGCATTGCCTTCGCCACTAAGGAACACTCTCCAATACCTCGCTGATGTTTCTGTAAACTTCCAAACCTGTCCTGTCCTTGAGAGCCCGGAGACATCCGTCCAATCAACACCATTGCTTGAATATTGGATCTTAAGGGTATCGAGTCTTGCAGACGGAACCGTCAGGATATCAATCTTTAGTGTGTTGCAGGACTTCTCGGTTCCAAAGTCAATAATAATTGGATTTACATCGTTTACTGTGCAGGAAGAGGGATACACCGACCTGTCATAACAGTTCCACCAGGCAAGCGGATCGCGGTAGTCATAGCTGCTGCTCGGTGTTTTTGACGCAAGGTCACCGAAAGTTACTTCAGCATCCTTGCAACTTAGAGCCGCCGTATGGTAGTTTTCATACCAGTCGCCGCAGTTATTTTCATAGTCCACTACAAAGTCCGTTCCTTCGGTCAGTTCCTCGCCATCTATATAAACCCTCGCCGTACCTGCCTGTATCAGTGGCGCTTTGATGTTGAATTCTTGTGTTTCCCCATCGCCTTCGCCGATGACAATTTGATTTACTTGGTATGGAGGAAAAACCTCGTGGTTGGGGAAGGTAAATGCTCCGACCCCAGCTACACCAAGGTGCTTGACCAGCCGATTATTGCACTCGCTGTCAAGGAAAGTGGTGACGGGCAGGTCGTACTGGTAGGTGGTGGTATTCCCAGTGCCGCCGCTGAAGGAATAGCTTTTACTGCCGTGATATTTCACGTTCATATCCGAGGAGTACTCCACCGGAAAGCGTGAAAAGCGCACATACCCGTCCGTGCTGCCGGTAAGCAGCCATCGGAACAGATAATTGTTATCCGCTGTGGGATAAACACCGTTTGTGCCGAAGCCGGAGGGGGTGCAGGTGGCGTAGAAGGTTGCGGTTATATACACCACATCCGTATCCGTCTTTGCAATGGCAATCTGATTTCCTTCGGAATCCTGCAGCATGGCATGGGACATGATGTAGTATGAGTCTGACCATGTTCCACTGTAAACACCCTCCAGAGCCACCTCGGTAATGGTGGAGCCGTTGCATTCCGTCGCTTCCAGCTTTATTTGCTTTGTAGTATGCGAAGTCGGATATTCATAAACCGTTTCCAGCGTCGTCACAGCTTTGCGCGTAAGATGTGTAAAAAGGGCGGTATCCGTAACGGCGGGCGTCCCCGTTCCAGTACCAACTGCGATATATCTGAACAGGTCTGTCGTTTTACTCAGCGGAGAAGCCGTCAGCCTGCTATTAAAATAGTAGTTTGTAATGACGTTGAAGCCGACTGCTGTCTGCTTGATTTTACCGCTTACGGCATCGACGACCTTAATGTCAAAACGGTTGTGAAGAACAGCTCGTTCTTGTATCTTCATTTTGAAAACCTCCTAAATCGGTAATGTGGAAACAGGCTGCAGGCTTACAGACGAAGCCACAACCGCAATGACAGCCGTATGTGCAGGTTGGAAATATTCAGCGAAAACAGCCTCGTCAATCCAGGTTCCGGCTGAAATTGCAGATATGCCTGCGGTTTCATTTTCCAAAGCAAAGTAGTCAATAGTTTCTGCAGGGGCAGTAGCAGTCAGTGCGGGAAGGAACCATCTTTGCGATCCAAGTTTGTAATACCAAAGAGAACGGTATTCCGGCATAGTAATGGTCACCGGAGTTGTTCTGCGGATATCGGCACTTGTGTAGAGGATAATTGCCTGCTCGTCACTGTCATAAAGCGCTTCGGTGAATGTCACTCCAGATACGGAGAGGGTGCATTTCACCAGAAATCCTGCATCGATACTTCCGTATAACGGCTTTGTGAGATGAAGCTTGAAACCGTAGCAGAAGAAACCCGCCGTGCGATTCAGCTTTTCCACCGAGGCGACAGAAATTTCTTCGGTGTCCGGTTCGTCCAGCAGGATATATGGATAAGCTGTATGCACGGATGCGTACTCTTTGTTCAGTGTATCAAGCTCGGTTATATTGGAAATCCACATCTGCGCGTTTGAAGCGTTGATGTGGACTGTTTCCGGACGGACACTCATTCCTGCATAGTTTCGATGTGTCAGTGCCAGCAGCATCCTTCCGCTGTTCTGCGTCAAAAATCCGATACGAAAATCGTTGGTGCGGATAACCGACAGCGTCATGTTACCTGTACCAAGCGCAGAAACTTCATGTTCCGCTTCCCAGACATATGAGCCGTTGTCCTGACAGCAGAGCGCACGGTAATATACAGAGCCGCTCTTGAGATAGCCGATGATCAAGCCCTGGTCGAGGTCCGGTTCAATGCTGGACTGCCAGCCTTTGCAGGCGGATATTTGGGAAACCCCTGTAGCAAGCAGAGTGGCATTATCATTGTTACGCCAGATCTGAACATACAGATTGCCGTTCCGAACATAAAAGATATACGGATACTCCTCGGTTTGAAGATAATACCATTCCTTTTCGGCATTCATTTTCCACACGCCGTTAAATTCAATCGCCACGTCGGTTGCTGCACCGAGCGTCCATTGGTACTCCCACGGATACTCCAATCCGGCCGGGAATTTCCGCTTATAGACCTTTGCGATGCCATCGTCTAAACAGATAGCATATGCAAGAGATAAATCCGGTTCGCCGGCTGTCTGGCGCACAGCCACATCACCGAACGCCGGAGAAATGTCCTCGTGAATCGGCTCAGAGAGCAGGGAGTTGACGGAAGTCTGGGTGGCTACCACGCGGAGCTTCGCCATACTGTCCGTGTTTTCCGCCTTAAAACGGTTAGCAAGTTTTTCTTTCAGCGCCGTCGGTATGCTTCTCATGGATCGCTCACCTCGCTTACCGCCGCAAGGGTGGCCTTCACCTTATACCAGCCTGCCGCCTGATAATCAAAATCTCCGAGTTCAATGATTCTCCCGTTGAAAACACCCTGTTTTACCAAGCATTCAAGCATCGGAACGCTATCCTCGGCTCCCATCATCGCGGCTTTCCCGGCTTCATTCACATAGAGGGTCAGCTCATAATGCACTGTCGGCGAACCGAAACGGGTCAGATACTCCGTCCCGTCAAGGGAAGTCTGCATTGTGCGGATGACCTCCTGCGTTTTTCGAAGGCTCACAAAGCGCGTAATGATTTCATTGGTCGCTGTATTTTTCAAATAACTCATACGCGCACCACCTGTCTGAGCCTGTCGATGATGATGTCTATGACTGAGGTCATTTCGCCGGTGGAATTTACACCTTCCACCCGAATTACACCTGTATGCTCAACGGTTTTCCTCACATCAAGCGAGGTGTCGTTCATTACTTTATGAATCCCGGTTTTCATATCAAGGTCAAAGTCGGTGGGGATCGCACCGGCTATATCTTTTTCAACACCTCTCATGGCATCTGTAAAACCCATACCGATGCCGAGGCCCATGTTTTCACCGATACCGGCAAATACAGTTGAGGGCGAGTGAATGCCCAGCAGGCTTTTGGCACCGTCTACAATACCGGAGAAAAACCCGGAGACTTTGTCCGCTATCCAGGAACCGAGAGATTTGATACCTTCCCATAGTCCTGTTACGATGTTTTTGCCGATTTCAAACACAGCCCCGACTGCCTTGCCGAGGCCGGTCACGATAGCCGCGACGATTTCCGGCAGTCTCGCCACAAGCTGCGGTATGGCTTTAATCAGTCCGAACGCAAGCTGTATGGTAAGTTCAATGCCCATCTCAATGATGAGGGGCAAGTTGTTGGTAATAAAGTCAATGATAGTCATGATGATTTCGGGCAGGGCGTCAATCAGTTCCGGCAGCGCGTTCAGCAACCCTTCCGCAAGCCCTTGTATAATGGCAAAGGCAGCTTCAAGGATCTGATCCATGCTGTCCAAAAGACCCTGAACGATGGTGATAATCGCCTCAACTGCCGCAGGAATCAATTCCGGCAAAGCGGAACCAAGTCCCATCACAAGGGCGGTAATCAGCTGCACAGCCGCATCAATGAGCAAGGGCAGATTATCAATCAAAGCGCCTACGATAGTGAGCACTGCATCAACGGCAGCGGGGATGAGCTCAGGCAAAAGACTGAGCAGTGTTTCAAGCACCTGCGTAAACAGGTCGACTACCGTGGAGAGAAGCGTCGGAAGCAAATCCCCGATTGCCCTAAGTATACCGTCGAGGGCAGGCGGCAGAGCCTTAACGATATTCTCAATGACAGGCACCACGTTATCCACCACATGACCGAATGCCTCGACAACATTACCGATCAACATTTCAATGTCAGCATCAGCGTTTCCGAGTCCGGCCATCAGATTGTCGATAGCCGACTGCATACCGGCCATAGAACCGCTTATGGTTTCAGTGGCTTCCTTTGCCGTCGTCCCGGTGATGCCCATTTCTGTTTGAATTACATGAATTGCTTCAGTCAGATCCGAGAAGGATGACAGGTCATATTTGATTCCGGAGATTTTCTCGGCATCGGCGAGAAGACGCTCCATCTCAGACTTGGTGCCGCCATAGCCAAGCTTCAGATTGTCGAGCATCGTATAGTTTTGCTTGGCAAAACCCTGGTAGGCCGTTTGAATGGCGGACAGATCCGTACCCATTTTGTTGGCATTGTCCGCCATATCTGTGATGGCCATATCCGCAACTTCAGCAGCTTTTGCTGTGTCGCCGCCGAGTGATTGGATCAGGCTTGCGGAGAAACCCGTGACCGTTTCCATATACTCGTTTGCCGACATACCAGCCGTTTTAAAGGCATTCGCGGCATAGTTCTGCACTGTCTGTGACGCATCACCAAAGAGGGTATCTACACCGCCGACCAGCTGCTCAAAGTCAGCGTATGCCGAAATGACTTCTTTGCCGAGTTTAACAGCGGCTGCTCCGGCGGCAAGAGCAACAGCGCCCATTGCCGCACCGACACCTTTTAATACGCTGCCCAGCTTTTCAAACTTACCGCCGGAACTTTCTGCTTCATCTCCAGACTCTTTCAGTTCGTCGCCAAGGTCATCAGCGGCATCTGCCGAATTGTCCAGTTCGCGCTCCATACCATTAAGTTCGGCTTTGGCATTGTTTAGCTGTATAGCCCAGTTCTGAGTACGGCGGTCATTTTCGCCGAAGCTGTCGGCGGCATTCTTCAAGGCGGATTCGAGGGTGGCGATTTTGTCTTTCTGAGCATCGATTGCCTTGTTCAGAACCTCATTCCGTGCCGCAACCGCCGCTACAGACTTATCCTGCTTGTCAAATTCGGAGGAGACGAGCTTCATCTCACTGCCGAGAACCTTGAAAGTCTGGTTGATATCAGAGAGCGCTTTTTTGAACTCCTTTTCACCCTCGACTCCTATTTTCAAGCCGAAGTTATCTGCCATGCCATCACCTCCTTATGCAAAAATGGGCATGAAAAAGGCACCCCTTTCGGAGTGCCTTATAGATAGAAAAAATCAGTCTACTCTATCATCTGAAAATGCGTGAACGCTTCCCGTATTGCAGCTTGTTTTTCTGCAGGGCAAGGATGAGTCCGGCTATTTGGCGAATAACGGTTATTTGCCATTTTAACAGGTAATCCACAAACCTCTTTCATATGAGCTATCCAGCAGGTCTTAACACTAAACCCATATTTGTTACTAATGAATTTTTGAATTTCTTTATAATACATTTTCATATTTATTTCTACTATTTCCCATAAAATATTATTTTTACTTTTTAAATATTCAGATTTATCAATTAAATTCTATTGATTTGATAAATATAATAAACAGTCAAGTTATTACTTGACTGTTTTTTAACTTATATTTTATTTAACCACAGCACCTTTTTTAAGCATTATTTTTTTATATCTTTCTGCTCTTTTTTCAAACATTGTTCCAATAGCAGACTGATTGAAAGTTACTTTAATACCCTTTCCCAATGCACTAATAGCAGTAAGTGCAACGCATCCTCCACCGTCCAAGCCAACAACTTCAATTTCTTTTATTCCCTTTTCTTCAAGAGCTTTTACTAATTCTGGATTTGTTAATGCATCGCCTTTATACTTTGTAAATATGTTATCAGACACAACATTAACTTCATCAACTACCTCAGATTCATATGTACCATCAAAAACTTTCATAGGAGCAAGCTTATTAATAAAATTATTTTTCAATAAATGACGAATATAAAATACATTTTCTTTTTCATATACAGCTATTCGTTCATTTACTGCTTTAATTAATTCTTCCCTATTATACTTAAAGATCTTTGCATGATTTTTTCCAACAAACGCATTTTGCATATCAATTACTAATAGTGCTTTTTCCATAGTTATCAATCCTTTCTACATTTATAAATATAATACAAGCCCCATCATCTTAAAAGTTAGTATAATTCAAACATTATATACTTATAATATTCAACAACCAACTTCTAAACATTTCACGGTATGATATATCATATCGTGATATAATCATTATATGTCATAATTTACTATTTGTCAAGAGTTTTCAAAGAAATTTATTAAACAACATACGTAAAAAAACATATAACAATTTATGGCATCTTACTTAATCAAAATATTTAAACAGTGATACATGGTCTTTTAATTCTATAAAACCATTCTTTTTATAGAAGTTATAAGCTGGGACTGTTCTTTCGGTTAGCAAGAAAATATGCGTTATTTTTTTACTTTTAGCATATTCTTCAATTTCTTCCAAAAACTTTGTTCCTAGTCCCTTTCCTTGTTTATCTGTCTTTATGCAGAATTCGATTATAAAATATTCCGTTCCCATGTGCCAATGAATAATACTCCCCATTGACAGCCCTATTAATTTATCATCTTCAAACAGTCCAATTGTTAAAGAATTTCTATTTCCCATTAGGTCTATCATGTACTCGTGAAGCTGTATTGGGTCGCTCCAATCATCATTCCAAGGTTCGTTTGTAAAAATCTCAACGAATAAAGATTTAATTTCTTCTATGTTTTCAATATTTAGTTCTTTAATAGTAATCAAATTATGTTTCCTCCATATTGTAAATATAAATTCAAAATATAAAACTATATAATTTATACTGTTTCAAATAAAGATGGATTTACCATTGGAATTATCAGCTCACAAATATCACCCTGAGCATCATATCCCCAAAAGCTTTGATAAAAACCATCTCCCAATCCTGAAGCTATCATTACCATTTTATGATTACTATCAGGATTTGTCCATTCAATAAAATCTCCGCCTTCACGTTGATAAGCTGGTAGGGAGTTATAACTTTCAGCAAAAAATTTTGCGAAGTAATCATCATAATGGTTTTTTCTCTCATTTTCACTATACCATTTATTTAGAAACTCTCTATATTCTTCCGCAACAACAGCATCACAAAATGAAACCATTCCAGCTTCCACAGGAAAACCTGAAATGTATCCATCAGAACATTTTGCAACAGCACTATCTTCTGTTGATTAAGGAATAATCAAATGAGCTTGTTATAGTATTTAATCCAAGCAAAATCAATACTAAGCAACCTATAAGTTTAATAATAATTTTTATTCTTTCTATATTAATAACTGTTGCAACCCCAACACAAGACAGAGCAATATATAATGCATCAATAATTGCGATTGCTAAAGCAACTGATAGTGCGTATGTAAAACATATTTTGCTGATGTATTGAACACAAACAAACACATTGGCCCTATTGCAAATTGCAATAACATACCAAATTTGAAGCCTTTTAATATCATATAGTTACCTTTCAACGAATTAATTTCTGATGTTCATTATATGTTGCCATATCGCTCCTCCTCCGAGTTCTATACTTTGTATATTAATTATATCAAACCGAAAAGCGGAAAACAAGATAAGGCAGTTGTGATGTTTGTGTAGTGTGTTCATGTAGTGTGATTCAGTTCATATCCCCTGAGGAATAATTTCATCAATAGCATACTCACGCTTCGGTTTTGCCAAACCATTGAATTGCTTGTATATCTCCCACTGGTCGAGCAGATGGCCGATAGGCATCAGCCAGACCTCCTGCTCGGTGCGTTGGAGCAGAGACACACCGTAAAAAATCAGTCGGGCAAACGATTCTTCATCGCTTACCCGACCTTCGCGTTTTTTGAGGTGTTACATCCAGAGGGTTCTTCCTCGCTTTCAATATGGCGTTTGGTTCCTTTATACATGGCATCCATGATGGCATTCTTGTATTCACCCAACTCAAGCGGAGAAGTGAGCAGCTCCACAGCCTCCTCGGTCAGCAGTTCTTGTTTTTCGGCAGGGTTCTGAAGGTTGTGAATGGGCTGCTTCGGTGCGCCTATGACGGCCACCAACAAGAAGCGTTATACCCAGAACCACAGCTACAACAGACAGGCCGCCAGAACCGCCATGATCAACGCTGCCTCTGCCGACACCTTTGGCTTTGACTGCGTCTGCCTCATCAAAGGCGTTCTCTGGGGCTGGTCCGGAGACAAGAATGCTATTTACGGCGGTGCCAGCTATGCTTCCAACGGGGTCCCGGACATCGGAGCAGATACCATGATCACCGTCTGCAAGAATGTGTCCACCGATTTTTCCAAGATTGAGATCGGTGAAGCTGTCTGGATGGAAGGTCACATCGGCGTCTATGTGGGTGACGGACTGGCGGTCGAATGCACCCCTCGCTGGGACAACAAGGTCCAGATCACCGCTTGCAACAGGAACGTCTCTGGATACAATCGTCGTAACTGGACGAAGCACGGCAAGCTGCCGTATGTCACCTATACTCAGCAGACCACGCCTTCCACCGACACTACTGTCAAAGGCATCGATGTTTCCAAGTGGCAGGGTGAAATCGACTGGAACAAGGTCAAGGCGGACGGGGTGAAGTTCGCTATGATTCGCCTCGGCTACGGCTCTGCTGACGGTAACTCTTGCGGTCTTGACGGATACTTCGAGAAGAACGTGGCAAACGCTCTCAAGGCCGGAATCGACATCGGCTGCTACTTCTACTCCTACGCCACCTCTGTAGCGGCAGCGAAGAAGGAAGCTGCTTATGTCGTGAGCGTCCTTCAGAAGTATAAAGGTGTCTTCACCTATCCTGTGGCTTTCGATCTGGAGGACAAGACCCAGCAGAACCTTGGAAAGACTGTCCTGACGGATATGGTCATTGCCTTCGGTGATGCCATTGAGAAGGCCGGTTTCTATTGCTCTCTGTACAGCAATCTCAACTGGCTGAAAAACTATCTCGACGATTCCAAACTGAAGCGTTTTGACCACTGGCTGGCACAGTGGGCTTCCGCTCCGACCTATACCGGAGCTTTCGGTATGTGGCAGAGCTCGTCCACGGGCAAGGTGAACGGCATCAGCGGTAACGTCGACACCGATATCGCTTACAAGGACTATCCGACCATTATCAAAAATGCCAAGCTCAACGGATTCACCGGTTCTGGTCAGACTCCCACTGTTCCAACGCAGCCGGACCCGCAGCCTTCCGCTTCCTTCAAGAAGGGTGATCTCGTAAAGATTACCGGCACGAAGTACTATAGCGGAAAGACTATCCCGGCATGGGTAAAGGCGAAGAACTGGTATGTCCTTCAGGTAAACGGCAGCCGTGTCGTGATCGATAAGAGCGAGGATGGCAAACACGCCATCTGCAGCCCGGTCAATGCCGCTGATCTTCAGCTGGTGAACGCCAAGCCCTCAAAAACCGTGGATGAGCTTGCTCGTGAGGTCATCCGTGGCCTCTGGGGTAATGGCACCGACCGGAAGAACCGTCTGACCGCTGCTGGCTATGACTACAACGCAGTTCAGGCTCGTGTAAATGAACTCCTGAAATAACATGACCTATTGGCCCATCGTGGATTATTTCTGCGGTGGGCCATTATTTTTTTGCCCTTTTTTCGTTCAAAACTGCCGTTTCCCTCCAGTTGGTAGTGAGAGGAACCCCTCTCGGACTGGAGGACAATCTCATGACCAACGAGCAAAGAGAAAAGATAACGGCCTTACGTCATCAGGGCTTCGGATATACTGCCATCGCTAACAGCGTCGGTCTGTCAAAGGACAGCGTCAAAGCCTACTGCCGCTCCCACGGTCTTGCCGGTGAAAAGGCCAAGAGCCATAGTCTTACGGAAGTACCTACACAGCTTTGTATGAACTGCGGCAAGACCCTGATCCAACTCCCCGGACGGAAACAGAAGAAGTTCTGCTGCCCAGAGTGTCGGACGGCATGGTGGAACGCTCACCCGGAGGCCGTAAAGCAAAAAGCGATTTATACCTTTACCTGCCCGGAGTGTGGGAAGGACTTCACGGCCTACGGGAATGCCAAGCGCAAGTACTGCTCCCATGACTGCTATATTGTGGCCCGGTTCAAAGGCGGTGATGCTCGATGAGCAAGGAGGAACTCCACAACGATATGCTTTACCACGCAGCGATTTCAATGGCGAAATCCATGCTCGAAAAGGGCCTGATCACCGAGGAGGAATACGCTGAAATTGATACAATTCTGCTCGAAAAATACCGGCCATATTTGGGTACATTATTATCCGAAAACGCTTGATATTCCGGCCTTTTAGAGTGATATATAGACACTACCGGAAGGAGGGATTTCATTGAAAACAGTAGAGAAAATCGAGCGAAAACTGCCGGTTCTGAAAACAAGAAAGCGAGTCGCTGCCTATGCCAGAGTGTCGATGGAATCCGAGCGGATGCAGCACTCGCTTTCTGCACAGGTGAGCTATTACAGCACACTGATCCAGAAGAACCCCGAATGGGAATACGCTGGCGTTTTTGCAGATTACGGGATCTCCGGCACCGGCACCAAAAAGCGTGATGAGTTCAACCGCATGCTGGCTGAGTGTGAAGCTGGAAACATCGACATCATCCTCACCAAGTCAATCCAGCGGTTTGCGAGGAACACCGTGGATCTTCTGAACACGGTCCGGCACCTGAAAGATCTCGGCATTGAGGTGCGCTTCGAGAAGGAAAACATCAATTCCTTAAGCGGCGACGGAGAGCTGATGCTTTCCATCCTCGCTTCTTTCGCTCAGGAAGAAAGCCACAGCATTTCCGAGAACGTGCGCTGGGCCACGATCAAGCGGTTCAAGCAGGGCATCCCCAACGGCAAGTTCAGCATTTTCGGGTATGAGTGGCAGGACGACAAACTGGTCATCGTTCCAGAGGAAGCCGAGATCATTCGATGGATGTACGCAGAGTACATGAAAGGCGCATCCCGAATTGAGATCGGCAGGGCCTTGATGGACCGAGGCATTTATACCCGGCAGGGAAAGCCGTGGGTGGATTCCAATGTGAAGGTCATCCTGACGAACATTACCTACACCGGGAACATGCTTTTCCAGAAGGAATACTGCGAAGACCCGATCACGAAACACCGCAGAAAGAATTATGGTGAGATGCCGCAGTATTTCGTCGAGGACACCCACGAGGCGATTATCCCGATGGACGAATGGCAAGCGGTACAGGCCGAGTTCAAGCGCAGACGGGACCTTGGCCCCTTCGGAAACAAGTCGCTGAAGCTCTCGGCTTTCTCCACCAAGATCACCTGCGGCTGCTGCGGAAAACACTACCGCCACAGCGGGAAACGGAACACCGCCGGTGAGGTTTATTACGTTTGGACCTGCCAGACAAAAAGCCAGAAAGGTGCGACGGCTTGCCCATCAAAAAACATACCGGAGAAAATGCTCCAGAACACCACGGCAGAGGTGCTGGGCCTTGACAAGTTTGATGAGGACGCCTTCAGTCAGCAGATTGAGGAGGTCATCGTCATCGGAGACGACACCTTGACCTTCCGCTTTTACGACGGTCACGAGGTCACGACCAAATGGCAGTCAACCGCTAAGACAGACTGGTGGACGGACGAGCGCAGAAGGCTCTGGGGAGAACGGCATAAGCGCAAGGACACCAATCCCAACAAGCATCTGTTCTACGAGTTCACCGGCTTCATAAAATGCGGCTGCTGCGGTGCCAATTATCGCTGCCAATCCGGAAAGCGCAAGGACGGCACTCCGACACGGTCTTGGTACTGTACCGGCCCGAAGGATCGGTGCCATAACCCCGGCATCCGGGACGAGACCATGAAGCGGCTGGTGAGCGACGTTCTCGGCCTTGACGAGTTCGATGAGGCTGCGATGGACGCCCAGATTGAAAACGCTACCATCCTCGACCACACGGTTACATTCCATTTCCGGGACGGCCATACCGAATCCAGAGACTTCTTGGATAAGCGGCACGGCACTCCTTGGACCGAGGAACGGCGAGAAAAAGCCAGAGAATCCATGAAGGCCGCTTGGACAGACGAGCGCAGGGAGGCAATGAGTGAGAGAATCAAGAAAATAAGGAGCGAAAAGAAATGGCCAAATCCGTAACCACGATACCGGCGACGCTGTCACGCTTCACGGCGGCACCGATCAACAGCACCAAGAAGCGACGTGTGGCGGCCTACGCTCGTGTCAGCACCGACAACGAGGAGCAGCTGACCAGCTACGAAGCGCAGGTCGATTACTATACCAACTACATCCAAGGACGGGACGATTGGGAGTTCGCCGGTGTCTATACAGATGTGTATAACCTAAAAATGATACCATTTGATACACTATATACGGTTCAAACGCCAAAAATAACGGCTTTCGAGGGCAAAAACGCCTGTCGAAAGCCGTTATTTTTATTTTTTGGAATTATGCTGCCTGACTGCCGGGTTCATCAATGCACCCAGCAAACAAGGGGTGGGTGCATTTGCACCCAAGCAAAATAAATGTTCAAAAGGTTTATAAGGCAATTACCCATTTTCCTTATTTACCTTACTGATAATGAACTTTGTCTTGTCGACAGGATATGGGGCAGCGATACGCATATATTGTCCTACGGAAACGACCGTGCCGATTGTCTCTTTATCGCCTACAGGAACAAGAACCTCATCACCGACCTTAATTGTCGGGTCCTCTGTTCTGTAACTGTAAGGGCGCACGGCATGAGGAAATGCCACACCGCAGAAGGTATAAATTTTGTCATCTATTCGCGCTTTTTCAGCTTCGATACGCAGTTCTTCCTCGTGGCGCTGTTGGCGTTCTTTTTGAAGTTGCAGGCGTTCCTGTTCTCGTTGTTCGCGCTCTTTCTGACGTCTCTCATCGCGGCGGGTGTTATAGGCTTTATCTCATTACTTTCTCCATAAGGCTCTTGTAGCTGTCCACAACATCGTAGACCACATTGTCACTGCTGATAGCCTTGAAATGCTCTCTTGCACAGTGAATCTTGGACTGCTCAATCAGACGGAGCTGCATGGAGGACATGGAGCCCTTGGTTTCTGCCACGAAGTAAATGTGCTTCACAGTGCCTTCGTAGAATGCAATTGCCCAGTCCGGGTTATACTTACCAACAGGAGTGGAGATGTAGAATCCACCCGGCAACTTCACATACACGGCAACGTCCTTATTGGTATCAAGGTCGGTTGCGAAGTCACGCTCGTTGGTAGAGTCGTAAACGATATGGTCATACAAGTGGCGGTTCGCCTTCATAGCATTTACGCCCAGCTTGCCCTTGATGGTAGGCTCGGTAAAGATGTCCATACCGTAACGCTCATCCAGAACATCGTAGGTAATATGCTCAATGACAGCGGTAGCCTTTTCATCGTTGATAAGGGCAGCAGCCTTGATGATGAATTCTTCCGGGTTATCCTTGAACTGATTGAACACGGACGGCTGAATGCCCTTCAGAATGGCGATGACAGCCTTACGGGTAAGTCCTGTTTCATCCACCAATTTGCCGACCAGGTCATATTTCACATTGCTGCTTGCGTGGATGGTAGCACCGTAAGTGCCGGATTCTTCCTTCACAAAGGATGCACCGCTTTCCAGTTCAGCTTTGGAGTTAATCTGCTCCATAGCACCCGATTCTACCTTGAAGTAAATCTTGGATACACGGAGTTTTCTATCCAACGCATCGATGGATTTACGCACCAGTTCGTCTGTATCGAAATCAACCACATAAACGCTCTTGGCATTGATTCTGTTCCACAGCGCCTTGAATTCCGGCATGGCGAGTTTGTCCTCGTCCACAGAGAGTTCCACATTATTGCTACGAGCGTTCTCAGGCTGCATTGCCTTGGCATCGTAGATGGAGTCGATGATACCGATAACGCTTTCGGCAGAACCTGCAACCTCATCGGTCAGCTTGATTTCGCCGTTTGCCTTATCCTCATAATACTTGTCGGTAAGTGTGCCTTGCTTATCAATGTAGCCTTCCATACGCAGACCAACATAAATTTCTCTTGCCACATCGTCGGTGATGACATCGGTGTTGCCCTGGGCATCGGTGATAGTCTTGCCCATAAAGAGTTCCGGTGTAACAACCTTCGGACGGTTTGCTACGGCGTCAGCCAGTTCGGACTGAAGACCCTTTGCAAAACTATCGTAGCTTTCGCTGGCAATAACGGTCAGCACATTGATGTTGTGAACATCGTTTCCAAGAACACCGGAGTCCATACGCTCACCATCCTGGTTTACGCAAAGACGCAGACCACGGCCAACTTCCTGGCGCTTTCTTACATCAGAGCCGGACTGTTTCAGTGTACAGATCTGGAATACATTCGGGTTATCCCAACCTTCACGCAGAGCGGAGTGGGAGAAGATGAAACGCACAGGAGAACGCTTCGGATTAAGGTCAAGGAGCAGTTCCTTGTTCTTCATAATCAAATCGTAAGCGTCGATATCATCCGATGTGGTTTCCTTCTTTGCCAGCTTGCTGTCAATCATCTTGCCTTTTTTGTCCACAGAGAAGTAACCTGCGTGGGTGGCAGATGGTTTGATGGCTTTCAGATAGCTGATATACTCGTCCTCACCGATGGCAAGTTGGAGGTTGTTAATCACATCCTCATATTCTTCCTCGAACATTTGGGCATAGATACCGTTACCCGGCTGTCCGGTTGCATCGTAAACCTTGTACTTGGCAACCTCGTCAATGAAGAACAGGGACAGCACCTTGATACCCTTGTAGAACAACTGGCGCTCACGCTGAATGTGAGAGAGGATGGTTTCACGGATCTGGATACGGCGCAGCTGATTTTCATCCACCTTGCCAATCACATCTCCCGCAAACAACTTGATTCCGTTGAGAAATTCCAGGGAATCATCTCTGCCGTCAATGGATTTTACTACAAAGTTATTTTTATATTCCTCCATATGGCCGGAGTTATCGTACAGGTTGAAGCCAATACCCACGGTACGGCTGACCTTGCGGAACCCGCTTGCACCCTTCATATCGAACTGAATGGTAGCAGTAGGGTCCTTCTTGGAAAGGTTGATGCTTTCCAGATAAACATAGCTGTCGGTAGCGGTGCTGCCTGTTTCGGTGATACCCTTAACGGCTATCTTCTTAACCAGGCGCTTGTTGTACGCCTCCATAGCATCCAGACGGTAAATCATGTTGTAGATGCTGTCCGACTTGTGGGTTGCGGAGTAGCGGAGGGTAAACAACGGACAGAATTCCTTCAAACGCTCCTTAGTCTGCTTGCCTTCAACCGACTGCGGTTCGTCAATAATCAGAATCGGATTGGTCTTGGCAATAATATCGATAGGACGGCGGGAACGGAATTCGTCCAGTTTCATGTAAATTCTTCTGGCATCCTTGCCCTTGGCGTTGAATGCCTGGGAATTGATAATCATAACATTGATGGAATTATCCGAAGCGAAGCGGTCGATGTCCGTAAGCTGTGCGGAGTTGTAGATGAAGAAGCGTACCTTCTTACCGTATTCCTCTGCAAAATGCTCCTGGGTCATCTGGAAGGATTTATAGACACCTTCACGGATAGCCACGCTCGGAACAACCACGATGAACTTGCTCCAGCCGTAGTGCTTGTTCAGTTCATACATGGTTTTGATATAGGTGTAGGTTTTACCGACACCTGTTTCCATCTCGATTGTCAGATTGAATCTGCCCTCCAACTTAGGAGAGGGTGCAATCTGATTGGTTCTTTGAATTTTCTGTATATGTTCCAGGATAACCGGGTCGGAAAGTTCCGGCACCAGTTTCTGGTTGCTCCAACCTGTGAAATCTGTATCATCGGTAAGGGACTGCTGATAAGTCACACCTCTGTCCATCATGTAGGTAGGAGTCAAATACGGCTGACCTGCAAAAACATCCACTACAGCCTTTGCAGCATCCGCTTGGAATTTTTGATGCTTAAATTGTAGCTTCATAAAGCCGACTCCTTCCTTAGATTACTTTTACTCTTGTATCCGGTGCTAACAGCTTAAATACCTCAGTTACATTGATTTTTGCAGGGCTGCCGTCAAAGCTGCTGTCGCGGAACACGGCACGGAGAGGCTGACGCTTTGCGATGGTCTTAACCACCTCATCCGGGATATTCTCATCGAAGCAGGCAATCAAGTCGCCGTCATTGTAGGTGTGAACGGTGCAGCCACTGATTTCCTCGGAAGTATAAGGCAGCGAGAGAGGCAGACCCCACTCAAGCAGACAGCCGAACAGCAAATCGAGGTCGGTGCGGTCTTCCTTGATGTTGGATTCAAGCATATGTAAAAGGTCTTGGTCATACTCAGCAGGAGCATAGAAAACATCCTTCATGTTGGTATCGTCCAACTTAAGAACACGGAAACCACCATCGAACTTGGCACTTGGATATTCTTTGCTCAACAATTCTTTAGCACGACAGATGCGTTTTCTACCAATCTCGCAGATGTTTCTGTATCCGTTTTTGTATGCTTCGCTTTTCTCGTTACACGGTTCTGACAGTTGTACCATTATGAATTTTCTGTTGCCACCGTCTTCTGCATTCATCTGCATAACTGCGTGGGCCGTCGTTGCAGAACCAGAAAAGAAGTCCAACACAAGGGAGTCTTTGTCATCGTGAGTAATCATTTTCAACATACGATAGATGAGTTCCACTGGCTTTGGTGTATCAAAAGATGCCTCGCCCATAAGGGACTTTAATTTGGATGTGGCGGAAGATGTAAGACCTGCATCATCCCACCAAGTAGTGGCAGTCCTTCTTGTTTCAGCGGCAGTGGACTTATAATATTTTTGGTAGAGGCTGTTACCTCGTTTTACAACCAAACCATCTTCATATTTTGCTTGCATGGTTTCTTTGGAAAAACGCCAATATCCTTGAATGCCAAGAAATTCATAGTACGGATTTCCTTTCTTTGCTCCACCCGGACCGTCTACAGGTACGAGTCGGTATGCACCACGACCATCGTTGTCATCATAATCAAAACCTTCAAGGATTGGGTCTAAACCAATGAATCTTCTTTTTGCTTCAAGCACAAAGATGTTTTTAGCATAGAAGAGGATTGTGTTATGGTTAGGAGAAATAATCTTATCGTTTGATACGGAGGCACGAGATTTGTGACAAATCAAAGCAATGCGATTATCAGCACCAAAAATTTCATCGCAGATTTTGGTTAAGTTAGTAGCTTCGTTATCATCAATAGAAACAAACATTGCGCCATCATCTGTAAGAAGATTTCTTGCCAACATCATTCGTGAATACATCATGGAACACCAATCAGAATGATATTTCGCCGCACCATTACCGTTCTCACGAGCAAAATTCACATTTCCATC